TCCAGTTATTAGAGGTACTCCTCCTATACCGATAGCTGAGATGAATGCTTTAATTAAAGCTGATGATATTGTTGCCCTCAGTAATATTGAGAAAGCACACATACTTGAACTAAGAGAGTATATCCTTGAACTGAAAAGAGAAGTTCATGATAGTTATCACACATATACAGATAACTGCATAAAATCCGTAAAGAAAAAATAGTTAGTTTTAACAGGATGTATAAATCATTTGTGAATATGATTTTACATATAACTGAGGTATAAAAATGAGTGAAGAAGATAATGTAACACAAGGTATGGTACTTTACTCTGATGGCGGGTATCGAGTAAATTGTGGTGGATGGGGTTTGCATGGTTATCTTTATTCATCTATACCTCCAAAGAAAAATCTAGGGACTGGTGATCATATCTTAACAGCTCACGGATATGTTTCCAAAGCAACATATGCTCTTGAAGATCCAGTTACGCCAATTCATTACATTGACGGTTATGGTGCGATTGCTCCACCAACTACAAATAACGTTGCCGAACTACTTGCGACAATTAATGGTCTTACACATGCATTGAAGTTTGATATCGCAGATGTTCAAGTATTTACTGACAGCGAATATGTTCGTAAAGGTTTGGAGTTTTGGGTTGATGGATGGCGTGCTAATGGATGGTTAAAGAAAGATCAGACAGAACCAGCTAACGTTGGTCTATGGAAAGAATTAGCTGAACTGCGTGATCAGTTAACTGGACGAGGTACTAAGGTTAAGATTAATTGGGTAAAAGGCCATTCAGATAAAATTGCAACAATGGAAGATATTCTCGGCAATCTACTGGCAGACAGACAAGCAACAGTTGGTGTGATGTCTGCTATTCGGAATAAGATTGTTAACAACATTGAAACTTCTGCAGCTGAAGGTTATTGGAAACATAATGTTGAGCGTCATCCATTGCTGAATAATCGCCGCATGTATTTCAACACATTGTCAGACTTTATTAAACCAGGTTTATATTACTTGGGTGACCACGGTAAAGACGATGACTTACTTGGTAAGCGAATTAGCGATGGTGCTTACTCTGTTGTTATTTTGGAAAACCCAGACCCTATTCTGGAAGAAATCCGTAATTATCAATCAGAGATAGCTGGTAATATTGATAGCATCATTATGGTTCGTTTAGATCACGCTTATAGACAAGATACGCACCAAGAGATTACACGCTACGGTGCTTTGGCAATGGAACAAGTTCAACCATATCGTCTTGATCTGTTCTGTCTTGATCGCGAACCACTTACTCGCGAGCTACGTCCACCTAAGCTAGCAATGCGTGCAGTGGAGTCAGTTAGTGAGTTAGCATTGAAACTTGAGCAGTATATATTGCAGAAAACTGACAGTAATATTGCATTTTCAGGTGTCCCTTTGATAACTACAGATATTACTGACATAATCTATGAGAAAGTAGAAAAAATTGTTAAGAAAAATACTACTGAAGTAAGCACTAAACTTAAGCCTGAATACAATGTTGGTTACGCTGCCTTACAAGTAGATGTTAACTATCAATCAGGTGAATCTGTAAAAGCAGTTCCTGTAACGCTGACTCTTGGTATTGATCTATTAGATAGAAATGCATTGAAACGTTTAGAGTCACTCAATCCACAAGTAACAGTAATTAGTTGGCTTGAAGCACCTGAAATTTTTAGATATGCAACAATTATTGAGGCTGGTAACGACAGAGCAATTTTTGCAGGGTGCTATAGTAATCTCAGGATAGTAACTTCCATGTAAATGTGCGGACTGGCAACAGTCCATCCCATTAATTTTTAAGGACTGCGATCATGTCTTTTTTGAGTAACATGAAATTAACATTTAACTTTTTTGCATTATTCATAAATTTAGTTGGTAAATCATTTCCAGAACGAACTAAACGATTGGTATTAATTACATCCTTAGTTGGTTCTTTTGGGGACGCAGTTAAGATAGATGCAGAAACATTGCATAAACTTAATAAAATAATGTCTCTCTGTAGTACAGAAAGTGCTATGGAATTACCAATCAGACTAAGTAGAGCAATATGGAATGGGAAAACATCCTATGAAATATTTAATGATAAGTTCACAGACTCAACGATGGATGGTGTACGTATAAAAAGGATTGCTGAATACGTAGCTAGCACAATGCCTAAGTGGTTGTGTTATGGAGACGCAGCAACAATTGTTAAAGATATTGAGCAGCTACTAGCCAACATGTCAAGTTTTAAAACGGCATAGTAACAACATAAAACCCTACCAGCGCCGTCTTAGTTGACAGTACTGGTAGGGTTTTATGCCGCATGCTTAATGTTTCATTGTTTTTTCAAAATGTTCAGCTGTACGAGTGACTGCATTTGCATAAGCTGTTACACGATAATGCATTACAGAATAAAACTCAAGTTCACTCGCTACTTGGAATGCACCATCAGAAAGATTACGAATAATCTCAGGACTCATACCGTCGAATTCGTTACGCTTAATCTTTTCCATAATTACATCTAACAGATCAGAGCATTCACCAATCTTGCGATTCAATACTTTATGATCAACACTATTAATCATTTTAAGTAAGTGTTCTGCTTCACTGAATACCTGTTGCCAATCATTATTACGTTTTACTACATCACCGATACTTACTTCAGTTTTAGTAGAACCTTTCTTGAAGCAGTGTCCGATGTCAGCATTGAAACGAACGCGCTCCAGAGCTAGGTCTTTGTATACCTTCTCAAATGAGTTTGCTGAGTATTTAAAATCACTATTGTTAATGAGTTGACTCAGAAATACAGTGTAAGCTGACAATACATTTGTTATGATCCCAGTAGCATGCTCAGTAGCAGGCAAAAGCTTATGAGAATACTCAAGGAATGTAGTGTCCAAGCCTTCTGGAACAAATGCCGCTAATGGCGATATATCCAAGTAAGGGTGTTTACTTACTTCTTTAAAGAAGGATGCTGGATTGAAACCTAATACAATTGCAGCAGCTGTATTAGTAAACTTACCAAAGAAATCTTTTACGTCACTTAGTGCAGATGGAATTGCATTAGTAAGTAGTTGTTTAATGTCTGCGCCAGAAAAGGACTCCAGAGCGATACGTTCAATTTTAATACGCAGGTGGTTCATATGCTCATTCCCTTGTAATGTTAGTTATTGACTTTACGGATACGGTCACAATATGTGTAAAGTTAAATTACAAACTTTCACAAACTATAAAAATAAACCTACTATACAAATAGTTTGTAGAATCCACCTCAACTTATTTTGAAGGAAACATCATGCAAGAACAACAAATATCAAATGTTACTATTCCAGATGGTTCAGATATCGTTATCCCAACAAAGCTTGAGCCTTTGCAATGGCCTGCTTATAGTTTCAGTAAGACCGTGAATGCTCTCCAGATTAAGAGTATTAGTGAACCAGTTGCTAATGACATTGGTATCAAAATGACAACAATTGATTTCACAGACACTGATCAACCTTCTGTTCAAGTAATGCCGTTGTTTCTATCGATGCATGATCCGAAAGAAGGTGACTATTTGGTATTAATCGACAACGTTATTCATTGTTTGGAAAAAGAGTTCTTCGAATCCCGTACTAAGTTAGCAATAGTAAGTGAAGAAGACACGCATTCTTAATTAACCAATTTACTGTAGAGAGATCATGGAATATAACTCACCATTTACACCCTGTCCTCAGGTAAAAATAATGCTCAATATTGGTGCTCTGTTAGATATTCCAACAGGAACATATATTGAAGGTCGTCATGGCGAAATGATTCTTAATGGCGGCTTAGCTGCACTGACAGGTATCGTTGGTATTGGTAATAACTTTAAGAGCACGGTGATGCACTATATGTCATTTACTGCGATGTCACGTATACCTGGTTCATTTGGTAGCACGTACGATACTGAAGTAAACGTGCACGAATGGCATTTAGCACAAACTATTGCACGTAATGAAGAATTTGCTGGAGAAGATATTCTTCAAATAGGTCGTTGGGTTATTACTGATAAAACTATTTATAGTGGTAATAAGTGGTATGAAGTATTTAAATTATACATTGAAGATAAGATTAAGAATGCAGCTAAGTATTCTGTAGTTACTCCGTTCTGGAATCGTGAACACACTGGTCCTCTTATGATGTTACGACCTACATTCAATGAGATGGATAGCTTCACTGAGTTCGAGACAGATGACGTCGCTAAAATGCAGGATGACAATGAGCTAGGTGAGTCTGGTGCTAACACTCTTCACATGCGCCAAGGTTTAGCTAAGATGCGTTTTCTGATGGAAGCACCAAAGCTGAATGCTGGATCTTACAATTACATGTTGATGACAGCTCATCTTGGTAAAGAATCATCTATGCAGTCCGGTGGCGGTGGTCGTGAGATGCCTATTCAGAAACTGAAGCATTTAAAGAATGGTGATAAGATCAAAGGCGTGACAGACAAATTCACATTTGTCGTTCATAACTGCTGGCATTGTTACAATTCTACTCCGCTGATGCAAGCAGACGGTGATGGTCCATTGTATCCTCGTGATTCTGATGATAAGACTAAATATGATACAGATCTGAATACTGTAAATCTACGTAACTTACGTAGTAAATCAGGTGTCAGTGGTATGGCTTTAGTTTTGGTAGTTTCTCAGACAGAAGGTGTGTTACCTAGCTTGACTGAGTTCCATCACATTAAGGAAATGGGGCGCTATGGTCTAGATGGTAATGTACAAAACTATTCACTGGTATTGTACCCAGATGTGAAGCTATCACGCACTACAGTTCGCGGCAAGATTGATACTGATCCAAAACTACGCCGAGCATTGAATATCTTATCTGAGATGTGTCAGATGGATCAATTGTGGCGCGGCGATGAATCTGAACTACTGTGTACACCAAAAGAGCTCTATACTGATCTGATTGCTATGGGTTATGATTGGGATCTATTGCTTAGCTCGCGTGGATGGTGGACAATTGATAATGATCAACACCCAGTACCATTCTTATCTACAATGGACCTTCTCCGCATCAGAAAAGGGCTATACTTTCCATATTGGATGGATGAAAATAAACAAATAAAGGCGGAGTATATTGTAAAAAAATAGTAATTATGGATTTATTATCTCCAGAGTATATGATATGTAATCCACACTGGAGATAATAAATGTCAGAATTAATAAAGAATTTAGATTTCTTGGGTTTTCCAGAATATAGCATTAGTAATAGTGGCGTGCTATATAGTCACTTTACTGTAAAGTATTACGATAATCATATTCGAGGAAAATGCGTAGATAAGTCGGTATTAAAAATAGTGACTCCCATTAAACAACAATCAGATAACCATAACATACAGATCCGATTAAATAAAGCAGGAATGCGATTAACATTCGATGTAGCATATTTAGTTGCAAAAGCTTTTGTGGATAATCCAGATAATTTGCATGATATCAATTATTTGGATAATGACCTAGCTAATTTAAATGCAGCTAATTTAAAATGGATAAATAAGAAATTCTATCTAGCTTCTGGCTATTCATTTAAAACAACAGATGGTGCGTTATGTACTATAATAATGCAAACAGATAACAAGCATGTTGATATACTAATTGAATCAGATAATGTTGTTGGCAACATAAAAGGAGTTATAATAAATACAACTATTAGATCAGTTAAGAAAAAAACAATTAGACATCCATTTAGCCCATCTGTGCATGGCGTAGGTTGTATAGGGATTGGACCATATACAGTATCTACATGTAGAAATGGTATTGAAGTAAAAGATACTATTTATTCAAGATGGAGTGCTATGCTTGCTAGATGCTTTATTGATAAAATATCAAAAACCTATTACGGCACTATGGTATCAGAAGAATTTAAAAATTATCAACAATATGCACATTTCATTTCTTATCTAATGCGAGAACACAATATAACTTCTTTAGATGATTTTGAGATAGATAAAGATTTTAAATCACAATTTGGATCAGGTTACTGTAGAGAAACATTAACTATAATTCCCAAATATTTAAATGGTTTCTTAGCGGCAAGAACATTAGGTGCGGGTATATTACCGCCAGGAGTTGGGTATAGCCCATCTAGAGATGAAATTAGATCCACACTTGTTTCTGAAACAGGAGTTACTTTAAAATGGTTTAGAGTTAGTGGTGATATGGAAATTAATATTAAAAATATTAATTTCTTAATTAATCTATACATTAATGAAAAAATC